TTAATTCTTCCTGGAGGAGATTTTAAAGCAAGAATAGCACTCTTTGACTCTTCAGATAATGTCATAGTAGGAGACGTAACTACTACACATAATTTCAATTTCTCAGAGGTAGAGTTGGAAATAACAGATATGGAAATTTGGAGAGGCAGGCACGGCATACCCTTCACTCCCCTCCAGGAATTAGAAATTTTAGATATTTTTGAGACTAGAAACGTAGTGAGAGTAGCCATATCTTCTCTAGATTCCTATGATGGAGACGGTAGATATGTCCCATTAAACAAATATACTAAATTCACTGATGGGACTGAGATTCAATTAGATGGATATCACTTCGTAAAACCACTTACAGCTATGACTCAGCTAGAGACTGATCAGGTCAATAAACCTGATATCATCTTTGAGCGTGAGCCACTAGATAGGGGTCAGATTAGCAACTCTAAACAACTTGAAAATGATGCTTTATCCCAGTTAGAGCTAGAGCGATTCAAGAGAGTAGAATATGAAATTAATAGACCTCTCAGATGTAATATCAAATTTGGAGACGAATTTACATACATCAATCCAAATGTAGTAGATGATACTGATTTCGGTAGTGCTGACTCTATTGATCTAGTGTGTAAGAAAAATATCTTTATCTATTCTAAAAAACGTGGATATACCACTAAAACTATAGCTGTAAAGAGGTTTAGAACATAATGGTAAATGGAGCAGCTCGTGAGTCGCCAACTTTACAGACCTTCCTATCTGACTTTATGAAGAGATTCCAAATTCTAGAATCTAATCTTAGAGATAGGAGAGGCTTCTCTAGTACGGAAACTAAACCCATAGGAACCTCTTCAGGAGCCTCTAGTGCTGGAATTACTGGATTTCTAAAAGACACTGGAGATCAAATAACAGGGCCTTTCGCTTTTGCTCCAGCAGTAAATACTATCGTAAACGGCGAGATAGATATCTCTGTAGAGTTAGGCATATCTTACACCTCATACGTTTTACTAAATCCTGAGGCTGGAGTCACTGATACACTAGATAGAATACAAGGAGCAGCCTTTCCAGGCCAAATAGTAACATTTCAAATAACTAACGCCTCTGTAATATTTTCAAATGTTAATAACATTCAAGGAAATGACGTAGAGGTACAAGCTGGAAATACAATCTCATTTATCTTTGATGCTTCTCTAGATCAAGAATGGAAAGCCTGGTCAGGTGCAGGAGGAGGCGCTGGCTCATTTCCTATACTATATCCAATCGATGATTTTGGAGATCAGGGCGCAGTAAATCTCAACATCGATATTTCAGGAACTTCAGGCCAAAATAAGAGAATCCGTATGACTGGATCTATTGGATTTGCCTTTGTAGGACTTCCAGATAATACAGTCCTAGAAGAATTTTGGATAACATTTCAACAGGACGGCACAGGAGGGCGAGAGATAACTACTACCGTCCCTGCAACTCTCAAAAATGCTAGTCAACTAAACATTCTTCTAGACAAAACAGCCAATTCTAAAACTACATTCCACTTTATCACTGAAGATGCAGGAGCCAGTTTTAGAGCTGATTTAGTGGATTTAACCTCTGGAGAGTTTTTAGGTCCTTGGACTGCTGATCATAACGCAGGCTCAAAATTTCTCACAAAACTTCAAGGTGTGACTTTAGTTGATGCAGTAGGATTAGATCAAGCGCTTTTTGCAGGCATTGATACTGGAACTAGAATTACTCTTACTAGTGGAAAAATTCTCGTTATCAGAGAGAATGTTACTGATGTTTTAGAAGTGAGTGCTAACGGCCTCCTCATGAAAACTAATAAAGTTATCAACATGTCCAAATCCATCATAAACACAGTAGGCTCTATTGAATTTGATCGGACTACTAACTTTAATCCTACAACCATTCTAGCTTTAGGATTTGATCTTCAAACTCAAAGTATGCTGTATAATATGCCATTGACCTCAGATTCTCACAGATTTAGATCTGGAGGTGAAAATCTAGCTACTATATCTAGAATAGGCTCTAATCAGGGACAGGTAGACACTTTCTCTATCGCTGGAGACATTCACACAATTAGAGCGCAAGCGTTTTTTGGCTCGGCTCCTATTCCTTCTCCTCTTCTAAATGGCGCCCAATGGAGAGATCAAGCTACTGGTTTATTCCAATTTAGAGAAAATGGAATCACTCAAGGACTAGCAGGAAGCCCTCCAGCACTCTCAGGTCTCCAAGATGTTAATTTATGGGTTGATTCACCTACTTCTGAATTTGGTGATGAGGTATTCCATAGCAATTCCAAACAAGGAGGAGCCTTTACTAACACAGGAACCTCTAGCGCTGGAGTGGCTGTTTTTGTTCCTATTTTCATAGGCTCTCCTGTAAGAATGACAAAAATCGGAATTTACCTGGCTAGTGCTGCTGCTGGATTTACTTTAGAAGTGGCACTTTACACTAATAGAACTGATGGCCAAAACTATCCAGAAACTAGACTAGAACTTCAGAGCGACTTTCATAATAATTCAGCAGGTACTAAAGTTAATACAATATCTGCTACTGATCTTGCCACTCCAGGATTATTTTGGTTAGCAATACGTCCACTATCTACTATAACTATAATGAAATATCTCACAGAGACGGCTACTTCTGTAGGATGGCACCTAAACACCTCCCTAGATATTTTTGCTGCCATTCATGGATTTTTCGCAACTACGACACTAGGAGGAACTGCACCTGATGATATGACAGCTATTGAAGTAGAGACTCCTTCCGTATTTGCGAAACTTGAACTAATTCCTTAGGTGTGAGAGGCTTTCGCTTCCATGATTTTCTCTTTAAAATCATTAGATTCTTCAAAACCTCTAGTTAGTGGACCTTCTAACATTTCTTCCAGGTAGCCATATTCTCTCTGAGATTTTTCTAATTTATCCTCTAAACCATTAATTTCAGCACGATCTAAACTCAGCACTAAAATTAGTAATATGACCATCAAACTTAGCAGAGATATTAACGCTATTCTGATCTGTATTTCATTATTCATTCATTTCACCTCTTGTAGATAGAATAATCCCTTAACGTATAAGGGTTATGGTGAAGAAAAATAGCCCTTGTCCACGTCTGGACAAAGGAAGGAGGAAAAAAAAGAGGGGTGTAAGATATTATTCTTGACATTTTTCTAATGATTCTATCTCTTCTCGATTCTCATCCAATAACGCTATAGTGGCTTGTAGTTTTTCCTTTTGACCTAAGCCTTCATATCTATCTATTTGTCTTTCAAGGGCTAAGCGAGTATTCTCTAACAAGTCCAGTTTGTTTTTATAGTTGTTACATGGATCTTCCTCAGGAACCTTATCAACATTCCAAGGAATTTGAGGATCGAGTGAAGCGAACCAAATGGTTCTGACATGGTCACCATATGTCAATTCTATCTGATAGATTCCTCTATGTTCAAAATCTATCGAGTTGACTTGTGGCATGTAAAAAAAGTATTGATTAGGTGCGATATGCACTAACTCAACTCTTTCTACATTGGCATTTCCTGTATAACTACCTCCACGATAAACACTCTCTGTAAATTCATACAGGGAAGGCATAACTAGTGGATCGGCTTTTGTTGCGTGAGGTTGCCAGGTGTCTTCTACCAAGTCTCCATTAATGTCTAATATCCGTACAAATAACCTGTTCTTCTCCCAGAAATTACTCGAATCACAGTCTGTTATCCAGCCTGAAACCCAAGGACTCCTTTCTGTAAAGAAGATCCAAGATTTTTCAATGTACGCTGAGAATTGACATTCTTTGATTTGTTCAGGGCCATATCCTTCATTATATGTGAAGGTAGAGCCTTCATGGCCTGCGTATGCAAAACCAACAGAACCCATCATTAAGAGTGTAATTCCCATAATGTATGCTTCATTTTTCATCTTCTATTTTTTCACCTCCAACGTGGCTTACAAAATTTGTATTTAACCTTAATGTTTAAGGGTTGTTATTTATTATCTAATTATAAAGTCTAATCTATGGACAATAAAAAGTCTAAAGAAAATTAATCCCAATTTCATTTCTTCTTTTTTGACATAATAACGTTAATTAATATCTACACTAAAAATTCTGTATGCAGCCTGAGGATAATTCCACTCGAATAACCTGGGAAGAAAATACCATGAAGCATAGAGAAACTCTAAAGTTAGAATTTATTCATTTTCAAGATAATATATTTGGCATTTTAGATCCATATCTTAAAATGACAATGCACCTTAATAACCAAATAGAACTAATCAGTCAGGAAAATATCAGATTGATGGATTTGTGTAAGAAAAATAATGTAGATACTACTATTCCAACTCCTAAACCTGAACATATAGCAGCACCTCCTCCTAGATCTGAACAACTAGCAGGAGAATCTCCACAAGAACCGAAAGGAACCTATAAACAATCTATCTAATGCCTGAAATTAAACTATCTCCTCCATTCGTATCTCAAGAATTAGGTCCTCAATGTGAGAAATGCACTCACTATGAGAAAGAGCATAATGGACCAAATAATCACTGTATGCACGTTATCTATACAGTAGTAGAGCCTGGCGTTACTTATCCTCCTAGAAAATTATGTCCTTGCAGAAAATATGTGGAGAAGACCAAATGAGCAGAGAATTAATCTTAAGACTAGCCGACATAAGTAGAGGAAACAATACTTATCTACAACATTGTAGAAAATGCGATAAAACCTTGAAAATTAATGATTTGGTTATATCTACAAAAAGTAAAATGTGTCACAGGTATCATAAAAAATGTTATGAGGAAATGTACTATTGAGCCTCTACTCCTCCAAATGGAAAAAAGAAACCATATATATGAAGAAAACCAAACTACCTCAAGCATCAAAATCAAAGAAAGTATTTTGTAGAAACTGTAACGCTCAAAATACCAACTCAGCTAAAATTTGCCGTCAGTGTGATGTACCAATTAAAGAGCCAAAACTAAGGAGAAAAATGAAATGAGTCTATACCCTATCTGTAATCATCCAAAAAATAAACACGCTTTTGATATTTACGCTCTAAAAAGTTCAAAAGCACCCTTTCATTTTCATGTACGATCTGTTTTGATTTAGAAACTGAGAGATTGAAGAAGGAGAAGACGGATAATGGGTGTTGGTGATATCGCGCGTATCTACCCTATCTATAGAATTGTGACTAAACAGTGTAAGGAATTTGGCTGGCCATACCAATTCAAAGAGGATCTAGGTACCTATGAGACAGCATTCCTCATTAAAGATGGAGCAACTATGATCCCTACAGATTTCAAAGACTGGAAAGAAGTCAATAAGAACGGCTGGACTCTCCAGGAACCCGATATTTGCGACTATTACTCTAAAATTATTATAGAATATGAGGAAGAAAATGGACCACGTAAACCAGGCGCTCACCTAGCGAAAAAAGGACATGGCCATCCTGGAGATTTATCTAATCCTAGAGACACTAAACGAGACAGAAATTATCTAGGATTCTCAGTTTGTAAAATTTGGGAGTCAGAGCCTTTTGAGGTTGTAGAGGTTAAACTACATTATTTCCTAGCTGACTGTTACACAAAAAGAGATCTAACTATCTACTCTAATGGATTTATGACTGTAGAGGAATTTTCCAAGGCTAGATCTGATAATATGAATCTTATAGCCTCCTAATCTGTATAAGTCTCAAAGAGTACCTCATCAAACATAGAATAGATAGATCTCTTTTGTGTCATAGTGAAACCTCCTGAAAATCTCCATACATATTTTCCTTTTTTAGCTGCTGTTATCGGATTCTTTCTTAATGTTTTAATTTTTTTGAGTATCTCTACAGCACAAATCTTTCCATCTTTAACAGCTATACCGTCAGGTGATTTAGCATTTAGATTAATTACTCGCCAGCCTTCAAATTCCAATTTCTTTAAAAATTCTTTTACCTTTTCTTCATGTTTTAGGCTTCCTTTTTTCGCCACAATCATTAACCCACACACCTTCTATTAAAGGTGAGACACCTATACTTCCACTAGGTATTTTTTAAAAAATTATTTTTTAGAAAATAAATAAAATTAACATAAACCTCATTTAAAGTTGATAGGAAATGAAGGTGTCTGTGTCATAACAACCCTTAAAGGCTAAGATCAATTCTTCTCATTATGGAAGGTAAAGCAAATATCACCATAGGCCAAGTCAATAACGAAGACAAACAAAAGGTCTCTCTAAGCTACTTTATTGGCAGTTTTGATAATGTGCAAGATGCACAAATAGCAAAATTCGCTTTTGATCAAGTAGCTGAGGAATTAGGAGCTACCGTCGTAAATGATGCCTGTATCTTAGGAGAATCTGAAGATAGAGCAGCCAAAGAAGACGCTGAGAAAATAGTCCTAAATGTAGAAGAAAAAGACGAGCCAAACACTCCAGAAACAAGTCCAGCTACCAATATTCCAAAAGAGAAACCACAAGGCGCTATCCCTCAACAAAAATGACTGATTTTAAAAAAGTAATCTTCAGCTCTAAATCTATACATTGGGATACGCCACTACCTATTTTTAATGATCTTCATAAAGAATTTCACTTTAACCAAGATCCTACCAATAAACCTCTAATTGGTCCAGGTCTAAAAGATGGCCTGCGCTCTAAATGGGTTATTTCTAGTAAGAAAAAAACACGAAATTATATCAATCCTCCCTATAAGCGAGGTCTAGTTAATGTATGGGTACAAAAGGCCATCTATGAAATTAAGCGTGGTAACGCAGAATTAGCAGTATTCCTAATTCCTCTCAGAAATTCAGACTATTTCAAAACTCTAAGAAAGGCTGGAGCTGAGTTTCGATTATGTGATAGACGCATAAAATTTGGAGACGCTGACGGCTCAGCCTCAAATGCAGCAGGCGCACCTTTCGACTCTATGATCGCAATTCTGCAATAACAACCCTTAAACATTAAGGGATGCTAGAATTACCATTATGTCATCTAAACAACTCACAAAAGAAGAGGAATTTTTACTCACACGTAGAGACGAAATTCTAGCTAGTAACGAGACTAATGCTAAATTCTTAGACTTTCTCTTGGAGCAATTACCTCCTAATATTCTTAAAAATTTTGATGATAATATAGATTTATTGAGAGCATTAGAGCATAGAACTATTAATAAATTAACTATTGGAAAGACTCCTCCAAACTCTAGCAGGGTAGGAATGTATCTAAAATTAGTCTGTTATTTGGGTATTCGTAACGCACCAAGGGAAATGATAGAATAATGGAATTACCTCAGATTGATAAACTCTACGACTACACTATGGAGATATTGGCACGAAAACCAATAACTAAAAGAGACTCTCAAAAATTAGTGAAATTAGCTTATACAATTAAAATAGTGCCTAAATCTATTATAATTCCTATGGAGTATCTGTAATGCCTGAAATCTCTAAAATTATTGAAAAAATCCTATTAAATCCAGCCATTATCAACAAAAAACAAGTTTTAGTAGTTTTAAAACAAAAATATCCTCTTTTATCAACTCAACAGCGAAACCAATGTGTTGAAGTCACTATCACTATCTTTAAGGAACACTTAGAAGTTCTAATGAAAGAAACCAAGGGAAGAGGCTACTAATGAGTAAATCTAACGATTATAATCTATATTGCAGTAGTGGGGAATGCACTAATCAACTTCCAATAAACGCTCTATCTACTAGATTATACTGTAATGTATGCCAAGTAGAGAGAAAAAAACTACAACTCGCAGTTATCGTTAAGAAGAGACGAGAGCGCCTAAAACTAGAAAAGACCCAAGAGTTAAAAATTGTCGCCTGAAGATGATCAAAGAATAGCATTAATGCAGGAAAGAATTGAAATTCTAGAAGTAGAAGTAGCTAGACTGAGACTAGATTTAGAAGCTAAATCACCTTCTCCTGCTGTCGAAGCTCCTGATATTGTAAATCCTCCTACCGAATACCTAGAAAAGTCTGAGAAAGTTATCAGTTTAGAGAAAGACAATCCTTTTTGACATAACAACCTTGATAAACTATGGTAAATTTCACTATTTATGGCCATACCACAGGATAAAGTAGACAATTCAGGTACAGCAGACATTCAAAATACTACCGCTACTGGAATTGATACCACTGAGACTGTTACTATCTCAACTCAAACTCCAATCAAAAAAGCCACATCTAAAATCTTAGAACCAAAATATGATAAAGTCCAAATCTGTGATTATGATAAATGCCCTGTTAAAACCAAAGAGATCTTGTTTGGAATGCACTGTATTTACTTTGAAAAAAATACATATCACGCCTTCTGTGGCACCATGCTTAAGTTAGACTTTAAAGTACAACAGCCAGCACTAAGACCTACTGAGGCTAAGTAATGACCAAAAAGAAATATACCAATGTCATAGAACCAATGAATAAGAAAGATACCTCCATTATGGATAATTTCAACAAAACCAATGAAATCATTAATTATATCAATAAAGAAGCCATAAAGAAGACTGATGCACCCACAGACTGAAGGTAAATACAAGTGTTTTATTTGTAACACTCTCAAAGATGGCTGCAAGATAATTAAAAATCAAGATAGTAACGACGCAGTATGTAAAGATGATTTTATCAGATTATGCACAGATTACACCGAAAATTATGTTCAGATTCACACTCCAGAAGAAGCTGAAAAACTATGGAAAGGAATAGGGAGAGACGGCTCTCTCCCATGTCATAACAACCCTTAAACCTTAAGAATCTAACTCTAATCAAATTGGCTAAGAAACTACCGATAACTATAGGTCTAACTCAGAATGATATTGAGAAAGTGGATGTGGAAGTAACTAAACAACGAGAAACTGATGATCAAGCTAATAGATCTAAAGTGATTCGTGTAGCCCTCAGAAAGCAGTTAGGAATTACAGGCGAATGAATCTTCCTCCAGGACTTACATTCTTCAATCGTAAATGTCCCTTTTGTAGCGTTACGATTAGTTTCATTAATGCCTATTGTGCTGATTGTTTTTATGTTGTAGTCCTTCCTGAGAGGGAGAGACAAAAAGCAGCTAAACTAGAGAAGGACATGCAAGAAGCAAGATTAACCAAGATGAAAGCATGACTATCATATCTGAGATAGATATCAAAGAAGTTCTCATAGGTGAGATAAGCGAGTATTCACCTGAAGAATTAGCAGATATAACAAATCAAGCACCTCTCTATTGGACTGATGGCTATCTCTTCACTATTATAGCCCCACATGCGAAACTATTTGATGAAACATTATTCGATAAAAAAATAATGCTTTTTACTCATTTTATGTATGCAAAATTTCCAATCTATCAAGCTGAGATCAAAAATCGTAGTAGTCAATCTATAATGATTCTAAAAGGGAACTCTAAACCACTCACAGAAGTTATCCAATACATCAAAGATATGAAATGAGAGGTTTGTGCCATGAATGCCTTTCCTCTAATACAGAAATTACCATATCTAAGACAGGACAGCCAATTTGTAACTCCTGCAAGAATCCAGGAGAAAAAACAGGTGTGACTACAACTGAAGCTGTAATCCTCCTAAATCGACTAATTGGAGTTGAAACTGATCTTAAAAAATTACAAATCTATGAATTTATCAAAAATGAATTAATGAAGCCAAAACCTAAAAAGAAAATAACAACCCTTAAACAATAATGGATTTACTCTCTACTATGGAATATACTTTGGATGAGATAGAGAGACTTGTGCCTAGTGAAAGTATCCAGTGGATATTATTTGGTAATACAGTAAAAGGGATGAGGAATGAAGGATCTTAATCAAGAATCTATGGTTGTTCTAATAGATCTTATAGTGAAGAAAGCCAATATTGATAGAACATTTATGCAGGCATTTCACACTAATGAGCCTAAGAAGATTCTAGAGGTGCTCATAGATAATTTATTAGAAGATATTGTATCTTATGGGAAATATCGTAAAGCTCGAAATTTATCGTATGGTCAGTTAATTATGACTGAGGAAGAGCAGCGCCAATGGAAAATCAAGATTAAAAATTTGATTATAAAGACACCATAACCCTTATACGTTAAGGGATTCTCATATCTAGTATAATGAATCTCCAAGAGAAGATCATAGAGTTAGAGAGAAAACAAGATCTATACGTTGGTGACTGGGAGGAGTATGATAAGATTGGTGAGATTATTACTGTGTTAAAGGAGATTGATGCCTTATGAATAATGTAAAAGTAATAGAGAAATATTTAGATGATCATTTGAGAGGAATTACACCTAAGCAAGCTGTTGAAATTAAAGCTATTTTTGATCGTTTAATAACTGAAGGATTGAGAAATGACTGAAACATACATGCAAAAGAGGTATAGAACAGATACCGTCTTTCGAGTGAAACAACTCAAATATGCCAAGAAATATTCCCACGAGCATTTAGAAGAGATAGCTAAAGCACAAAGAATAAGATATGCTAATAGAACACCTAAACAAATCACAGCACGAAAAAAATATCTTGTAAAACTTCGGAGTAAATAATGAATAAACATTATAGTTATCAGAGGCTAGATGAGGAAATTAAATACCTCCAGACGTTGTTTTGTTTTCAAGTCATTTGATGCCTTTGATAGCATTTCAGGAGAAGAAGAAATGATAGATTGTAAATGTGCTTCTTGTATGCAACATCCTAATTGCGATGTTAGAATTTGGAATTGTGATGTTATAACACTAGAACATGATGTTGAGTTGTTATTTCCTAATAGAAAGTATGGGGTAACATATGATGAACAAACTAAAACATCCAAAGTATACATTATTCATTATGCCAAAGATTTTAGATTAACAATTAGACAAGTTCAGGGAATTGAAAAATCAGGTTTTCACATAGTTGGTATTGAGCCTAGACTAATTGACTGTGAAACTGATGACTATAATCAACTAACTGAGTATGCAAAGATAAAGACTATAATTTATTTGGAGAGAAATAATGACTGAATTCACAAAAAAACTCTATAATTTGGTTGATGGTAAATCTTTTAACGATGTTTTTGATGGTAGTCTTAAAACTTGGGCCAGATACACAGTAACATGTGCTTCTTGTGAAGAGAAAAGAGAGATAATGTCAACTAATAAAAACGTCATTGATGATGTTAATTTTTGTAACAAATGTTTAGGGAGGGATGAAAATGACTAAAGTCTGTGCTGATTGTGGTTCTCAAAGAAGAAAAGAATTCTTTGGAGGAATGGTAGATATTTGTGATGACTGTGCAAGTCCTGAATATGTAGAGGAAATGAAATGTAATATTCATAAATTAGATTACTGTACAGGATTAGCTAACGGTGAACATTGTTGTCCAGATTGTAAGACTGTATTATTGAATATGTTAGGTTTTATCGTATCGCAGCCATATACATTATTGGAGGATAAGCAATGACTGAGCAAGAATGTTTCTATTGTGGGTCTACACATCTAAAAAGAAACTGGGGTCATTGTAAAAGATGTGCTGATAAAAGGGGGTTGCCTTACTAAATGGAAATGATAAAAACAATCGTTTGTAAAACTCCTTGGTGTAGGAAACAATATTCGTCAGTTCCAAGAATTTGTAAAAATTGTGATGGATATGAATTTGAAGAATTTGATTATGTACATTATGGGGGGAATAATGCATAACTGTAACTTTTGTGATAAAGAATTCAACATTTTAGACCAGTTAGGACATCATATAATGAACACTCATGTTAAAAGTGGTGAGGCTAGACGGTTTATGGAGATGAGAGATGACTAGAAAATCAGGCACTCCTAGGCAACAATCAACATTTCATTGTATATGTTGCTCCTTTAAGACTAGTAGAAATTCCATATACATCTTACATATGAAAGAGGTTCATGGGAAGGAATTATGAAGTATTTGATAATTGAACTTAATACTAATAAATGTGAAACTATCTATGGAAAAAAATGTGATTATGAGTTAGGAAAAGAAAGGTGTAATAATTGTGCTGAGGTTTACGAGGGTGAAAGCCAACATGTCATAGATGAATTGGTTATGGTAGGTTATGAGGTTTGGGATATTGCAGAATGTAATTATCAATATGACAAGTATGATCATTTTAGACATTGGTGGGTTAAAGTTGATGGTATAAAGACAAAACAGCCTGATTTGGTGATCCTATAATTGACAGTTCAACTAAATTGAATAACGATATTTCTTTTAGAAGTTGAGATTACATCCAATCCATCCATAATATAATTATTTATTGCACTTCCATTCCAATCAATTGCATTAGTTACTAGAATGCTACTATCTGGTACTTTTGTATATGAAAAAACAAAATCAGTCTTCAGACAAGATCCACTAAGACAAGGTACTATTTCGACTGATATATTGGTAAAATACAACAATCCATCAGGATCTATAATTTTTACCTCTTTTATTGTAGGATTATACATATCATTTGAAAATCTATTCAGCCAGACTTCAATGAGTGCCTCAGATTTATTAATTGGAGATCCATGTTCAGACCCAACACCAAGCTGTACTATTTTTATATTGTGTGGTCCATAATTTTCATAATAAATTAGAGATACTGTGGTTGGATAATACAAAAAAGTATTCTGTGTAAAATATGTATGATATTTACCACCATCAATGCAGGATTTGTTTATGCAAATTCCGTTATCTACTTTTTTAATTCCATGTCTATCATAACCTAAGGTTGGCGGAACACAATCAAAGCATCCTCCATTTGATTTCTTTATGTCATGTTCTGTTTTAGATGATGGTTCTTCTATATTTGACTCATCAAGAACAAACTCTAGATTTGTTACTTCTCCTCTAAAGTGTACTTTAATTGTATTCTCTTTATATGAAAAACTATCTATATCTAACAAAATATTTTGTGTGAAATTACCATTTTGGTCTGCATATATGTTTGAAATTAATATGGATTTGCCATCATCATTAGATACATAAATTCTAACAGGATGATCATTAAAATGTGGATTTGTAGTTCCGCTAATTTTTAGTGTATCTCCTAAATGATATTCTGTTTTATCTAGTGTAACAAACAGATTTGAAGTACCTTGAGCATATACAACAGGAACAGTAAAGATCACTAGAAATACCAAAATTACTATTATTTTCTTCAATTTCAATTACTGATTTAATATAAGTTAATGTTAGATTTAAAGATTAAAATTTAAAAAGAAAAATGGTGTAATAGAATTGCTTCAGGATTCTAGTTTTTAGATATTAATTCATGCAGTCTTTTCAACTTGTATGTTTTTGACTCAATAATGATTTTGAGTGAAGTCTCGATATCTGCTATTTTTACGTCGTCTCCATTGTGCATATCTGTTTTTAGTTGGTTGAGATATTCTATAGAAGCGTCTAATTTTACTAATTGCTCCAGGAGAATTTTGATAAGATCTTCATCAGCGCTATTCATTTGTTTCACCTCCAACGTGGCTTACAAAATTTGTATTTAACCTTAATGTTTAAGGGTTATTGCACTACTGGCTCAGGTAGGACTTTTCTTCTAGGCTTTAGTCGTAGCATACAACCACAGCAGGGACAGTGGATTCCCTCCCAAATTAGAAATACGTCGCATCTACTACAGCGTTTTTGACCTAATGAATATTTGGCAAAAGCTACTTTAGGAGCTATGTATCTATTGCATTTTCCTTTACAGGTCATTCTAGCTTTATTTCTGATTTTTCGTATGGTTTTTCTATCAATATGATATCTGCGAGCTTCGTAGGCATATCAACCTTTACTACCTGGCCTATTTTAATATCTGTGGATTCGTATTCTTCAGGAGTAGTAGAGATACTAATTTGGTGACCTAAATGATCCTCGAAATCTTTAGGAATTGTACTTTGTAGGAATGAGGGTAATTGTGATTTTATCTTATCTACAATTTTTTCTTTTTTTCCAGTAGCTAGAATCTCATGGAGAGTGATAAAGCATTGTTTGTTTTGGTAATTTATGCCTGTCACGTAGAAATTAACTAGAGTCAATATTGAAGAATCATAATCTTAATGTTTAAGGGTTGTTATTACCATATCAATTCTTTTATTATAGTAATTGCCCTTAATTATTAGTGGCTTTTAATAATCTGTACGCTCAAGATGATTCTATAGGAGATCAAAAACCTATGCCTAAGCGAGCCTCCTCAAAAGAACTTATGCTCCAAATACCAGGAGAGACCAAATTCGAGAAATTTCAGTTTATGCGTGGTATGGGTTACTCTGAAGAAGAAATCATAAAACACCTGGCTATCCCATCTAAGGCAGCTTTTAACATGTTAGATCAAAAAGCCACGAGTCTAGTGGAGGCATATCTCACATATCAGGCACGCTCAGGCCACGTACAAAATTTAGTTAATGTCCTAAAAATTCAATGGAAAAATGTTATCGCTCTAGAAAAGAGAGCCATGCAATTATCTAAACAGTGTGAGCTTCATCCTAAAGATCGCAAGCTAGCTTATGCAGAATCTCACATTAGACAGACTCTAAACGTTGCTACTCAGATAGTCACAGAAATGCAGGAGAAAACCCCTCTCGCCATGGCCTTTAACAAATTTATCAAAGAGAATGTAATAGAGGGAGGAAAACGTAAAGACTCTAAACAACTTCCAGTCACGCCTAAGGAACTAGAAACATGATTAATCAGTGTGAATGGTGCCTTACAAAATTCTCTAATTTTTTGGATCTTCATCATCATGTACATAAAGATCACTGTCCTAATGATCCGTGGCCTGAAATGAGGAAATCCTAATGGCCTCTAAGAGAAAATGGCGCTCAAATGATAATATCTGTAGTAACTGTCTTCAGAGTGTCGAAAACCTCTCTAGGCTAGAACAAGATGCTCATGAGGTAGAATGCGTAAAGCAGGCGAAACTATTTTGACTGATAAGTGCTGGAGCTGTGGAATAGATTTAAAACCTGATAAAATGCCTTACTGTGCTATCTGTAAACGTAACAGGGAGAGAAGATGAGACAAAAGAGCGATAACGGCTATGATCTATTCCAACAGTACCAAGCTGAAAGCTTTGATTTTCCTGTATTGCCTAAAGATAGGCTCGAATGGTTTATCCTAATCATTAATAATATGATAGATAATGATTTTTCCTATGTCCCATATCAGTATTGGCTCGATATCATAAACTCCAAGGCCTCACGAATATTTATTGAATTTGCTAGACAACTCTTCAAAACTACCTTTTTTGGCCTAGCTTCAGCACATCTATCAACCACTAAGGCTAGATCAACTACAATCTATATCGCACCTGATGAGGATAAGCTATCTACATTCGCTGATCAAAAGTATAGAGCTGAGATATTACAGGCGTCGCCTTTATTGCGCTCTTGTGTGTTTGGCACCAAAACAGGCCTACCAGGTAGACGGACTAAGATATCCTGGAATAATGGATCTTTTAATTGGAATATCACAGATGAGGGAGGCTATCGTAAAGCTGAAGGAAAGTCTCCTGATCTAACCATATATGATGAAATTCAGCTCCATGATCTAATCGCATTATCTAAAGCTAAAGAGTCACAGTCATTCAAAATAGGTAAAGAACTGTATGGAGGAATAGGAGGTGAGTACGGTACTGAGCAAGAAAAGCTATGGAATGATACTACAATGAATGAATGGCATTACAACAATGAGGAGGATTATACCGACTCAGCAGGCACAGTATTTCCAGGTCAAGGCTGGCGCAGCGAGTTAGAATTTGGAATCCATGAGGATAAATATGGAGAAGTATTCGACGGTCTGATATATGCTCCCTACATGGGAAAAACATGTGCTGGCTATTGGACTGAGAAAGCTCCTGAAAATGCAGATTTCCCAGGCTATCACCTCTCTCAAAATAAAGCCTGCCACGTACCATTATCTCAAGCTGATGCTGTTAATCTATATCATATCCCAGTCGATAAATCAATAGAATACAAGGAGCTAAACTATCCTAGATTGATGTGCCTAGCTCATGTCCACGCTCTATTCTATAAAGCACCTCGTAAACCAATCACTAGAGCTGATGCTTTAGCTACATTACAGCCTTACACCTATCTCTCATTTTTCTCTCCTGCTGATATTGCAGAGTTTATCGCTGTATTTCCAGGAAGAATTAAAATGCTAATGGGTATCGACTGGGGAAGTGGTAATGATGGCCAAGGCCAAACTGTAGTAACTATAATGCTCAAATGGATAGGCATAGATGAAAATGGTAATTTTGCAGCTAATAGAGACAGGTATTTCGTGGCATATATGGAGAGGCTATCTCCTGAGCTATCCAGCGATATGTCTGAAGCCTTTCACTGTATGGAATTGTTTAGATTATACCACTGTGAATATGGCGCTGCTGATCTAGGATTTGGTACTAAACAAGTAAACGCTATGATCCATGGAGGCCATGATCCTAGAAATAATGAATATGTTGAGGGACTGGGATATTCACACTTTATAGGCACATGGACTAGAGGAAAAATAACCAAAATAGAAGATTCAATCCCTACTGATTTCGACGACGAAGGCTCTGAAACCGTCCATCATTTACTATTAGATCACACTCATCTAATTGAGGATTATATCGATATGGTAAAATGGAAAGTATCTCATCCTGCATATATCACCAAAGATAAAGAGACTCAGGAGAGATTTAGTAGAAGAAAACTAGCTATTCCCTACGCTCAACAATACCTCACTCATGGACTAATCAAAGATATGACCTCTATCACTAGATCAGATATTGAAGCTGATTTCCTTACATCTAAATTAGTAACGAGTGAGTCACCAAAGAAGAAATATGCTCATCCTGCTGACGCTGTAGTATCTCAGGCTCACTGTTTTGTAGCTGATGGCTACTTTAATAATACAGGAACTTTTGAAGGAACATTCTCACATAAAAGTAAGCCTGGAAATGTATCATCTACAGGTATTAATTATTCTCAATTGTTTAGAGGTACAGGAGGCCGTCAAAGATGATCGGTTGGAGGGGGGTAGGGGTACCCCCAGGAAGCACTCATGAATAAGTATGGAGTTCATCATTATAGACTCCAACAGCCAGGAATTAGGTATCAGAACAGACAGCCTCCTTTATGGATGAAAATGAATATGTGGAATAAACTTTGTTGGTGTGGTAGGAAAATAACATGGCCTAGACGAAAATACTGCTGTGAGACTCATTCTAATTTATGGTATTTTTCAATTCGAGCTTATTGGGATGGATTTAGACATGGAATATTACGTTTACATAATTACAAATGTGCTGAATGTGGATATGAAGCACCCGATAAAAAATACAATAGAGGTGATAAATACTTTGATGTGGATCACGATCTAGCAATCTCACTAGGAGGAATGTGTTACGATATTGAGAATGTTCGACCACTATGTAAAAAATGCCATAAAATCAAAACTGCCAAAGACATGGCTAAACTAGCACACAAACGCAAATCAAAGAACATTAAAAAATTAGAGGTGTTTGTATGAGGTGTAGAGGTCTTGTTAAAGTCTGGAATCCAGATTTTATCAAATACACAGGTAAAGAGCCATTCAAGGGTAGAATGTGGATATGGCTACAATGTCCAACCACTACGAAAATAACTTCAGCTAAATGCTGGAAATTATGGTATCTTTGTGGGTTGCATGCAGCTATCTCTCATCCTGAAGAATATCCAAAAGGATCAGCTCCACGTAAAGGAGGAGGAAGATATGGCAATAGTATAAACCCAATACCTTTTAATCAAGTTGTACCGATGCGAGTTAGGAAGAAATCTAACAAAAAAATACTAACACACACTACTCAATAGATTGATTCCTCCTGCGAGCTGTTCACTCTCCCAGATGATTCAACCAGCTCGCAGATTTTTAAATAATAGAACTGTGTGTATTATCTACATGAGCATTCTAGGAGTAAATAATCCATACTCTAAAGAAGCTACAGGCTCACCATTTAACGCACTACCCAAAGAAAGAGCAGCCTCGCCTCATACTTCTGAGGCTTTTACTACTACACGATCAAAAGATGGTTTTAGAAAGAGTGGAGATAGAGGTTACATAAAGAAAACTAGAAAACTAACCTATCTTGATATGGCTCCAGTCCCAATTAACGCACCTCCTGAACTTAAAGAAGCATTAGACACCTACAAGAAAATAGGCGCTGGAGGAATTGGCTATGACTTTCCACAAGGAGATATTGGTCAGCCATTTTGGTTTTCAAATATTGGAGGAAATCAATTTCCTAGAGAAGGCTTTACGTATAGACCTTATGATATTCCAGTCGTGCCTATCTCTGAACAACTTAAAGGATATTTTGATGATGAAGACGCTAGAATGGGTATTGATTTCCTAGCTGCTAAAACTACGGGAGGGGAATTATACTTTAAAGCAAAAACTCAAGCACTTGCATCATATCTAGAACATTGGGCAGTTGAAGTTAATTTAGACGGTTTAATATGGACCATAGCTAAGGAACTTTTAGCTTTTGGTAATTGTTTTGTTAGAGTTAGAGTCCCACTATGGGAAGTATCAAGGCCTGAAGATTTCCAAGTTATTCCTATTTCTTCTCTAGCTCGTATTTGGTGGACACCTGATAGGCGTCCTTTATGGTATGAATTTAGAGGTGCTGAATATAATGGATATTTCAGACCTGGAGAAGTATTTCATTTCTCCTGGAATAGAACTAACGGCCAACTCATAGGATTTGGTATTATGGCCCAACTAACTAATCGAGTCATCTATTCAGAAGATACTGCCGACGGCCCAGTAATTAAAGAAAGAGAATCACTATTGGATATCAAACACCAAATGCAAAACGTCTCTAGTAAAATAATGAAGAGATACCTACCTAGAAATGTCATATCAGCACCTAGATCAGATATCTCAGCTAGAAATGCGATAGCTGCAACCATGCGAACTATTCACGACTCGGAAGATATCATACATGGAATTGATGGACTAAAAGTAGAGACAATAAACAATGATACTCGACCTATTGATGTGAATGTGTTTATGGATATGTTTCAGTCTTCTATCTTTAAGGCTATAGGCACCTCTAAAGGTAGAATAGCAGGCCAATCTCAAGGACCTACCTACGCTAATGGTGAGCAGTCAGCAGTATTAGATGAGATAGGACTAGCTCAATTTCCAATTCAACTAAAGAGAATGGTACAATCCTTTATCACTAAACCCTGGTATGAAATGAATCGTATCACTGATGAAAAGATCCACAATGGCGCTCTAGCTGTCACCTGGGATATGGCCGAGTTTAAACTAGAATTTGGTAAACAGACGAAAAAAGATCTACTACCTGAGGAGCTGGCTCAATGGGCGCAAATTCTAGGATCTAATCAAGTCTTAACTAAACGAGAATTAAGAAATATTGCAGCTAAAGCAGGAGTACCTGAGTTAATGAGTGAAGTTGAAGGAAATATAAATTTAGATGAATTAGTAGAGCCACAAATGAGCATAGATGATAAAGGAGGAATAGGCGACAAATCAGCTAAAACTCAAATGAAAACCAACCCAACAGGCACATGATCAATAATTATTAAATAGAATATTCTGTTTTTATTCTTGAATGGCTCCTGTTTATCGTATTACTAGTCCAGTAATAATCGCAAATTTACCTATTTCTGTAGATACTAATTTCTTTTCAACTCCGCCTACTATTCTTACAGATGCTTTAAAGCCTGGAGGAGGAGGTATTATGCGTGTGTGGTTCGCAGTCACTACAGCAGGTAATGCTGATACGGCCATTAAAGTTATTAAAACAAATCCAGCAGGAACTACTCCTCTCGAAAATGAGTCAGCCTTTGTGAATGCTGACAATGATTTTATAATCAAATCAAAAGGTATCTATTGGTTTGATGTGTCTATTTTAGAAGGTGTTACTGTACAACTCCAATCTGCTAATTCCCCTGATGGCTCTATCACAGGAGTGTCAATTACGACTATAGATCTACTTGACTTCCAAAAAATTATCGCTGGAGCCTAAATTTTGGTATATCATTCCAAGCCTCAAGGTCTAGGAAGTAGGACTATCTTAACAAACTCTAATAATTCACCTCAAGGATTTGGTGGTGAAATCATTCCACCTTTAACAGGAAATTTGCTGGCAGTAGACTTTTTTCCAATACCTGATGCGACTTTTAATCATCAAAAGATTTATCAGATTAAACCAGATCAGGTTCCAGTACCACAAACAGGATTACCTCTAGTAATAACAGATAGTCTGCCAGCTGGCACATTTGTTGGAACATTAGGCTTTGACATTAGGGTGTTTGACTCGGCAGGGGTACCACTTGCTTATGATGCTGAAAGTGTAGATGTTAATCCAGATGGATCAGGCGATATTGCAGTGTGGGTGGATATTGGAACAGTTCAAGAAGGTGAGATTATCCAGATGGTGTTTGGAAAGGCTGGCGCAACTAATGGCTCTAACCCAAATGCCATATATGACAGTAGCCATAAAGGAGTGTACCATCTTAATGGTGTTGGTACGGACTCCACATCAAATGCACAAAACCTTACAGTCTTTGGTACTACTACAGTTCCAGGCAAATTAGGATCTGCGTTAAATTTTCCAGGAACCATAAATGATTATCTTATAAGAAATCCATTTACAGGATTTCCATCAACTGCAATAACTGTTGATTTTTGGATAAAAACAACTGGTGTTAATGATGGGATGATTTCGTATGCTGTTATTGGTTCTATTAGGGAGTTTCTTATGTTTGATCAACAAAGTCTGTTAGTATTCATTAATGATGCTATAGCATTTAGTTTCGATTCATTTGATGATGGTAATTTTCATCACATTACGGTAACATGGCGTTCATTTGATGGTCAATTAATAGCATATGATGGTGATGTAGTTATGTTTTCCACAATACATCAACAAGGTGCAAGTTTAACTGATGGTGGCTCTCTGGTATTGGGACAAGACCAAGATACAGTAGGCGGTGGATTTCAGGGTAGTCAAGCACTAAATGGAATATTAGATGAGGTAACAATATCAGATGTTGTTAGAAATCAAGATTACATTACTGTAAAACATAACAACCAAAATGATAATGATGCCTTTTGGTTAAAGACTCCACGACTTACACCTGGTGTGCCAAATCTCCTGGTAACTAGTCAAGGTAATACGATAGAGGTAACGACATAATGGCTTTTATACCAATACCTATAGATGATCTTCCTTCTATTGAAGACAATCAAAAGTTTAATGCAAATAGTGTAATACAGAATAATGGTGTAACATTCAAAGGAACAATTATTGGGAAAGCCAATAACAATCTATACATAGCAATACAAGCTCAATTCGAAGACAGATTTCCAAATCTTGAATTAACGCTTGGTGATTTTCCAACTGTATTTCTTCTCGGTGATCTCATTATAGATAAACCAATCAAACTTGGTACAGGCACAGGTATAAAATTTATTGCCGAAGGTGCAAATATAACTATTACATATACTGGTACTGGAGCAATGTTTCAACCTCTAAATCCAGGTGATGTACCAAACTTTGTTGAAATAGAAAATGTTGAGTTAGTTGGAGATTTTCCTAATAATTCAGTAATTGATGTTGAATGTGTAGACCGTGTAATATTTGAAAATGTCACTATAAAAGATTTCGAGAGAATTGGAGAGACTGGTGCGCCAAAAGTACATATTACTAACACATCTGCTTCTAATATTATTAATGGGTTGGTAATTCGTAATCCATCTTCATTATTCATAGATATAGGAGAGTTAGATAATGGTGCTTCAGCATTCTTAACTACATTTTTCTCTATTATAACAAATGTTGTAACTTTTGCTACAATGAATAATCTTAGTGATAGAACAACATTTCCAAATAATTCATTAGTGTTTATAGATCCAAATTCTCTATCTGGGTCTCGTTATATTGTTAATGATTCAAGAACAATAGCAGGTAAAATTTTTCAGTCTATGGGGAATCTTGAGGCAATATCTTCAGTTGCAGATAATGGTAGTGGAAAAGCACAATTTACCACTGCTCTTGCACATGGTGTAACAGTTGGTACAGTTGTATCTTTAATTGGATTTCCAGAGCCTGCATTTATTACATATAACGTAACAGGTGTAGTCACAGCAGTAGACACTCCAGGAAGTGGAACTATGTTTGAAATAGATAAAATTACATTTATAGGAACTTCCACAGGAACTCTGGATAAAGCATCTATTGATAGTACAGACGTTAGAGTAAAGGGTCTAGATAATCAAGGAGTATTAGACTCTAAAAATCAAGCAGTTGTAAATGTAGCAGGAAACACTACAAGTTTTATACCAGGCACATCACTTGGTCCATTTGACTTTGGAACATCTGCTGTTGCTGGTAATGCAATGCAGAGATGGGAATTAGTAAGCTCACAAACAGCAAGAGTTCGATATATAGGACAAGACCCATTTCAGGGACCATTGGCTACGATTGTCAATATAGCTGCAAGTTCAGGAAAAGATTACAATATAGCCCTAGTAAAAGACCCAGATGGTGCTGCTACCGTAATTACCGAATCTGGTGACATTCCTATATCAGCCCCTATGCCAATACCTCTAGCAGGTGGAGTTGAAGCAGTTAATGGTGATGAATTTGAGCTTCAGATTGAAGTTGATTCAGGAACAGACTCTATAATAGCCCCAGAAATGACATTTGTTATAAAAGAATAATATATTTTAGAAGCATGTTTATCTAAAATGTGCAATAATGTCTAAAAAAATATCACCAAAAATAAAATAGTAAATAGTTAAAAATTATATACAATTTATGCCAATAACCATAGAAGACAAGATATTTACAGATTTCAAATCAGCAGTAGAAAATAAACAAGAAACTATAGTAATTGATCCCAGAGGAGAGGGTGCAATACCTAATACATTAGATGATAACGGACAACCAAACATTATAGACTATTCTAATAAGGAGCCTCTCTTATTTGGATTAGGAGAAAATTCTTCTCACGAATATCCTGGTAAGATAGTGATTAATAATGAATCCAGATACGTAGACAGAGCTGTAAAACGTGAAACTATTCCTAATGTATCATCTACAGGAGAAGGCTCTGTAGGCGCTAATGTTACACAGCCAACTCTCCCAACTGGAGCGTCTCAGCCAGGGCTAGAAGTCCCTGATCATAACATGCACGGCATGAACTTTAACGATAAGATTAACTGGAATGAGACTACAGAGCCACTAATCCAAATTGATAAATTCACCAAACAAGAGACACAGTACACAGATTTTGCCACAAAAGAGGATAAATGCGTTAAATGTGTGCATTTTGTAGAGCCTAATCACTGTGAAATAGTAGGCTCTCCAGGAGACGACATTATATCCCCTATAGGTTGGTGTGATAAATTTCACATAATTACTCACTTAGATGAAGCTGTAAAACTAGATCCAATGGCAGGAGACCTTAAACAATCTCTCCCTATCTCTCAAGCTTTCTCTGATACTGGAAATAATGTTCATATTGTGCCTGAGGTAGAACTAGATCCAAACGCTGAAAAGATGTATTCAGACATGGATTATACCAAACTAGGAAAGCCATTTAATGAAAAATCAGACACAGGCGACGATTTAACTAGAACTGGACCAGGAGGAGCCGAGCCTAGCAATTCTTACAATATCAAAAGATATGAATCCTCTCCAGGAGATATCAAGCTAAACATAGCTACTCCCTACTATGACGGTAAAGCGCCTCATAATGTGTCTGGAATTGTGCCTGAATTACAAGATAAGAATGAAACACTCTTTTTAATTCCTAACGAGCTAAAAGAGGATATTCAAATTACCAAAGTACATAAAAAAGAAGAAGACAGTAAAGATCTTTACGCTCTGTTAATTGCTGCTGGCCTAATCACATTATCCCTTTCTGCATTCCTCAAAGCTATGAAGAAAGGTAACTACAAACAGATAGACGAACTAAAGGACATTATTTCAACAGGCACAGAAAAGAAACTAATCCCTTATGATTTCATGAGATTCCAGTATAATCGACAAGAAAACTGTCCTATCTGCAAGCCTCTAGATAATCTGGAATTTTGGGTAGATGATCCAGCTAGACCTATCGTACCTAGTGAGAATCTAGGCGCAGGCGTGTTTAATACTCATCCTAACTGTAAATGCTCAAACATTCCATTTATCAAATTACTATCTGAAAATAAGACTCCCAAATCAGATAAAGGAAAATCAAAAGTAACTAGAGACTCACTAGCTGAACGTAAAAGAATTACTCAGGAATATCTTAGACCTCTAAATGAAGCTGTAAATTATCGAGAGAAATCTCCAGCAGAATTTAGCTGGATAGACTCTAGTACCATTAATGAAATGCAGAAACACGCAGAGCAAAATAAACCAGGAAGATTCATTCTAGCTGTAGTATCTGGAGAATCTTATACGGATCACAGAATAGAAGGAACAGAGAAGCATAGGCGCCACTGGACAGAAGACGAAATGAGGCAAAATATTAGAACTGGAAAGGGTAAATTGATAGATATCAATCATTTAGTGCCAAAGAAAGATCCATATTCAGGAGGTATTTTTGATGCTAACTGGAATGAGACCACTAAAAAAGGAGAAATGATTCTCTTTGAAACTGACCAAGAGATACTAAACGCTATTAGAACAGACATAATCGGGGCTGTCTCAATTAATACAGGACCTCCTAGAACTATAGAATTAAACTGTAATACTGGAGAATGTCTTCTAGAGCCTAAAGGCACTCACTTAGGAAATCATAAAGGAGTAGCGTTATCGTATGTAGTAACTAGCCCTAAGGGATTCACATATAACGGTCAATGGCTTTATCCATTACCTCCAGGAATGAAATTCACAAAGATTTATCTAGTGGAATAACCATTAATCTTTAATGGAAAAAAAGTACGATTTTGCATTGTTAGAAAATGAGATTTTGACTCTTGTTGTAAAAAAGCCAATTTTCCATAAAAAAATATCTAATTCAGAATTTAATACTATTATGAGTTATGTTGAGGATTGGTCATAATGACTAACACAGAAGCACAAAACACTTGCATAGAATGCGGAGAAATATCATATACTACTGACTTTGACATATGTGAATGCCTTGAAGATTTGGAGGCCCAAACAAAATGAGGAAATGTAAAAATTGTGGAAGAAAATGGCCTGAATCCGATTTACCTGCCTGTCTTCCTTGTGAATGGAAATGGAGGTATAGCATTGATTAAATCTACTGACGAATGCTTTGTATTATGTTCTAATAATGACTGTTTTGCAGAACATCGATTTGTATTGCGAGCAGAAAAAGTCAATGTTTGTGTATTTGTAAAAAATCTGGGGTTAGTAAATTGGGATTGATACGGAAAATATTAAAAGAAAAGAATTTGACGAACTCACTAGAAAACTCGATGTATATCTTGGAGATATTGCGAGACGGCTCAACAGACTTGAAGACAAACTAGAAAGTGGGTCTCGATAACCCAACAGAACCCTAATTATAAATAATTACTTCAAGTCTAAACTATATGCTATCTAGTAAAAAGCAACAAAACAAACCTAGTTTAGTAGGTATTCAATCCTTGCAGGAAGCTATTCAAGTGCTAAATGCACGTAGAGCTCCTAGAATCTACACAAGCCATCTTACCAACATGTTTAAGGTTGACCTGACAAATCCAGCCTCTAAAACATGGTTAGATCAACAGCTTAGAGAGACAGAAAACACTCTCAATAAAGATGAAAAGGATAAAGAAGTCGAAGAGAAAAAACTCATGGGATATCAACAGAATATGAAAGAAACTGAAGGTAATCCTTCTAGTGGTCAAGAGCATCCAAAAGAAATGAGTATAGCCGATAAAACAGGTGCTAGCGCTCAAAACGACGGAAGCTCTGTAGATGATATAATAGACAAAAACCCTCCAGCAGAAGCTCCAGAAGGAGCTCACGCACAAAAGGGAGAGAGTCAACTCAAAGAAGCCATAGAGAAAGTCTATGACGTAGGGAATGGAGTTGATCCAATGAATCAATCTGTTATAGCAGGAATGGCCAATGGAATGTCACAGATAGAAGCTACAAACGCAGCAAGCGCAGATAATAACCTAATGGAAGCTGTCTTTAACAAACAGGTAGCCAAATTGTTAGTACCTATCTTCAAAGCTCAAGCAGTTTATGTAGACTCTCTTAAAGAAACTATCATAGGTTACGATCAAAAACTCGAAGCTATGAGAAGAGAAAATAAGGGACTAAATGAAGCTGTTCAGATCATACCTGGTCAAAAAATAATTATCCCTGATGTACCTGTCCAAGATAAACGCTCACTAGCAGATCATAGAAACGAAATCTCTGAGAAACTTCACGACACTATCTATAACTAGAAATCTTTCTCTTTTTTTATTTTTTTATCGAATTATAAATATGTCAATACTATTCTAATCTCAAATGGCAACTGATAAATTTCCTGAGCTCAAAGAACTAACACTCAAGGCACCTAATCTAGGCATCATTAGCTTTGTAGCTGTGGGCGCTATCCCAATGTGGGCGCCTGTTAAACTAGTTGGAGCTGGTACAGGAATAATTCCTGATGTTTCAGTAACCACTACAGACAACGATCCTCTAGTAATTGGAATCGCTGTAGGTGGCGCAGGTACTCCAGTAAATCCTGACGGAACCACTGGAACTGCTGCTGATGGAACAGGAGATATTGTAGACGTAGCCGTCCTAAATAGTGGTGTAATCACCAAAGTAAAGACCGTAGGTACGCTTATCGTACTCGGAAGTGTTCTAAAGTCTTCAACGACTTCAGGCGCAGCAGCTTTGATACCTTTAACCGCAACTATTAACCCTGTCAATGTCATAGGGAAAGCGTTACAAGCTGCTGGAGTCACAGGTGATACAATTCTAATATTTATGGGAGGCTCATTCTAGAATGTCTAAACAACAAACAGTTAGTCGTAAAAAGGTTTTCGCAAGCCCTGAATTTGCAGAAATGAAAGAGAGTCTCCTTCATGTAGCTGAAAAAAGCCAAGTATGGAATCCAATGGCACCTATTAGAGGAATGCCTTTTGAAGCATTTTTCAAATACAAGCAAGAAAAGTCTCTCCAAGAAGGCGTCATTAACCCTGATCTACCTAGACTATTCCACGAAGAATTTGGAGTTAGAATAGGAGAATATGCGCAGGGTTACTCAGAAGCCGTGGCTATTCCTGCTAATCTCGTACAGCTCAAAATCGCTGATATGGTATTAGAAGGAGCCGAGCCATACTCACAATGGAAGGAATATATCCGAATCGTGGATATGCCAACTCCTAAATTTAACGTCCCAGTCGATAAATATACTGACTGGGTAGGATCTGAAAACTTCGAGTTATACAGAGCTGGAGCTGGAGGACCTATAGATATGGGAGGTCATTCTCGAGCTGTAGAGCTTGATACTGAAGACGATAATGGTTACTATCGTGCCAAAATCGGAGTCAGAAGAAACGACATTCGTGATAATAAGTTCCTCGCCGTTGAGCAAAACCTCAAAAATTCAGGTGCAGCCTGGTATTTTGCACTAGGAAAGAAAATTATAGAGTTTTATCTCTTACAAACAACCAACACAGCCACGAAAGTTTCTTTGCAACTGGCTTCGCCCGCTCATGTAGAGTTAGAATCCATCATGAACGTCATTAGAAATCAATTCCCAGGGTCTCAAAGAAACCGAGCTGACAGTATGTTTATGGCACCAAAAGACGCATTCACTACCGTTGCTACTCAATCGTCTGGAGGATTTTATCCATTCTTGGATAACAGACTCTTAGCACCAAACGACGAAGACGTAGTAAATAACTCAGGCCTAGCTAAAGCCTTCGGATTGAAAAGAGTCTTTGAGACGCCACAGCTAGCATCAGGTAAAGTGTTAATTGTAAAAAGAGATATCGCTGCCGTGTTTGGTCTATTCCAAGATCTTGAAATCGAAGATTTTGATATGGACGTAGCAGGACTAACGGAATCTGCTCTCTCAATGAGATTAGATATCAAGCCTGCACATTCTGAAGGACAGTTTATCATCACAGACTTTTAATGGAGAATGATATGGCTGAGACAAAAAAATCCTGGAAAAATCAATTAATCTGTATGGACTGCGGAGCCGAATCTTTAGGCAAATCAGTAAAAGAATGTAATAAAACATTCCCTGGTTGTCGTAAAGATGGAGGTCCTATCAAAGATTCATGCAGAACTACAATACTCCAGGATGGAAAGCCAATCGTCAAAGTCCTACAAATGGCTGAATATGAGAAACTGTTAAGAGTCTATACAAAAGTAACAGAAGCTGAAGCACAAGCTGACGCAAAAGCTAAAGCAAAAATTCCTGTGAAAGAAGAGACTCCAAAGAATACCAAACAAGCAACTAAACTCTAAGCGACAATTCTTATTTTTTCTTTTTTTTGTTTAATCTAATGTCAATTCTATTATACTATGATGCGTTTCTCACTTTATGATTTCAGGTAAAGACGCTTTACTACAAGCTCCTGGTACTGGATCTTTAATGATACTTACAATCGTGCTAACTATGGGAGGATTCCCTGCTGCTGGAGACAATGTTAGCGAGCCTAGAATAGTCAATCTAGAAGAAGATGTTAGTCACACACAGATCCAATTATCATCTCTCCAATCTGATGTTAAACATTATAGGAATTTGATGGAAAAACAAGCAGAGCAAAACGACAAAATTTACAATCTTTTACTACAACTCTGTCAAGGCATGGCCTCTACTACTGATCAAAAATGTTATCCTTGATTATTTAGCTTAAATACAAATTTTGTAAGTAACTACAGGAGGTAAAATATTGAGTAAAGTCTCTAGAAGACGAGTTTAAATCTTTAAATGGTCCAAATTCTCAGATTAATCCATAATGGATTTACCAACAGCATTCAATAATTATCTCTAAAAGTTAATATATTTTTCAACATAGCTCTATTATGATACACCTTTAAGTTAAACTTTGTTATCATAATAACTATAACCATAACTATTAATATAACTACTATGATAACAAATTATGAAAAAACAGGTAAAATGTCCTAATTGTAATAATTTGTTTAAGACTAAAAAAGAACTAGAATGTCAGTGCTCAGAATGTAATGAACGATTTGTAGTTCAGGAGAATGTGTTTATAGTATGATTACCTCATTAACAAAATCTCAAAAACTAGAGATTGTAAAAACAAGAGATGAATGGCTTCAATTATGTCAAACTCAAAAAGACATCATTGTCCAAGATATAGAAAAAGGCATAGAACAACTATACGCATTAGATAAAAGAAAAAAACCCCTTATCATTATTCTTAATGATCCTTTACAATGTCAATATTTTGCTAATATTATATCAAATAAAAAAGGTGACCAGATTCGTAACCAGATTGATGACCAGATTCGTAACCAGATTCATAACCAGATTCATAACCAGATTGATAACCAGATTGATAACCAGATTGATAACCAGATTCATAACCAGATTGATAACCCGATTGATGACCAGATTGATAACCAGATTCGTGACCAGATTCATAACCAGATTGATAACCAGATTCGTAACCAGATTCGTAACCAGATTCATAACCAGATTCATAACCAGATTGATAACCAGATTGATAACCAGATTGATAACCAGATTCGTAACCAGATTCATAACCAGATTCATAACCAGATTGATAACCAGATTCGTAACCAGATTCGTAACCAGATTCATAACCAGATTGATAACCCGATTGATGACCAGATTGATAACCAGATTGATAACCAGATTCGTAACCAGATTGATAACCAGATTCGTAACCAGATTCGTAACCAGATTCATAACCAGATTCATAACCAGATTGATAACCAGATTGATAACCAGATTGATGACCAGATTCGTAACCAGATTCATAACCAGATTGATAACCAGATTCGTAACCAGATTGATGACCAGATTCGTAACCAGAATCTAGAGTATTTTTTTCAATTAGGGGGATTGTCATGGAGAAGTTGGTATTATTCTTACTTTGAATATTATCTAAAAACAGGGTTAATAAAAATAGATGATGAATTAAGACAAAAAACAAACCAACAAATTGAATTTTTGAAAAAAGGTATATGGGATTTAATAGTATTTGAAAATATTTGTATAATATCAAAATGCCCCAAAACAAAAAGAGATGAAAAGTGGAGACTTCATTCGACTGTTTCTCAAGCAGTTGAATTCAAGTCAGGTTATGGATTTTATGCTATTCATGGTGTGGTATTTGAAGAAGAATTATGGAATAAAGTTGTGAATAGAAAACTAGGTGCTAAGGAGTTGTTGTCTATTAAAAATACAGATCAGAGATTTGTTGCAATACAACATTATGGTTTTGAAAATATTTTAGATACACTAGACAAAACACTCATTGATAAAGGAAGATTTGGAAATGAATTGTACTCTACAAAATTTAATAATATGGAATTACGATTTTTAACATATCCTGATATTGATAACCCAAATAAAAAACGCATTTCATTTGTAAATCCTATCCTGAAAACAGCCTCCGATGCAATGAGCTGGAAACACAATATGAGTGAAGAAGAATATAATAATCTTGAAATTATACAACATCTTGAGGAAAAAATATGATCACTCAACGACCCACAATTCAAAGATTACAAATGAGGAAATTATTACAATCATGACTTTTTTAACAATACAGGGGGATGTAGATCCTAGGGAAATCAAATCAATTCCCAAATCTGCAAAACTCTTAGACACAAAAACCATCATGTATGGTGAACAAACTGGACACCATCACACATTTGATGGACAAGTTTTAGTGTATGAACCAACAGAAAACGACACTATCTCTGTCAGAGATGAATATGTAGCAATCCAAAAATATGTTACAGTGGTAAAAGACACAAAACTAGTTCATCAAGAACATGCAACCCAAGTCATTCCTAAAGGCAATTATGCAATTCTGCAAGAAAGAGAATGGGATGTACTTGAAAACCAACTTAGAAGGGTCGTGGATTGATCCTTCTTTTTTTCTTAAAAAAAGAGTTAATAATTATATTCTAGAGGCAACAGCAAAACACGCAGGAATATCTATAGAGGAATACAAAAAACTCCATCCACTACCTCAATAGATATTCACTCTTTTTTATATTAATCTAAATATCAATTCTATTATACTAGAGAATTCATCCTTATTCTATGTCACTTTCAACTAGAAAAGTAATGCCTTGGGTTGTTCTAGTAATCGCTGTAGGATTTACTAGTATTGATACCTTCACTAATTATGACATTACAGACTCAGAAATGGCCTCTCTATATGCAATTTTAGCACCATTCGGACTCGCTAGCGTTGTGAAATCAGGCTATGTACTACACAAAAAAGCACAAGCTATAGATTCTACTCTATCAGATGAAGACAGAAAGAAACTCAAAGAATTAATGTCTAAAGTAGGGCTGTAATTGTCTAAAAATCAAACACACTCCGAGCATGCTAAACGTAACATGACTAAGCAGCTCACAGCTCAACTCACATTCTATCTTAACAATCTTGAGAAGAAAGAAAATCTATATGAAAGATCTAGAAAAATGCTTGCAAGATTTCCACGATTAGGAAGAGGAATAAAATGGACTATGAGGCGACAACTAAGAGGCATTGATAAAGTACAGCTTGATATTACAAATATGAGATCTAGAATAGCCATGAGACTAGAAAATGGTGAAATCTTTCCAATCTCTTTAGAGTAGAATCTCAAATATTAAATACACTTATCACAAATTCACCTCATGGCTATAGTTGAAGCTGAGCTTAATCTCAGATATTCTGGAGGCGTTGCAAACACTAATCCTAATGACTCTATTGGAGGCGCTATGAGTACGGCTGTAGGAGGTATCATAATTACTGATACTGATAATAATGATATGGACGATATCACCTCAGGAGAGGCTTCGACTGGAATTACAATTTATCACGGCTATTATTATGAAAATACTAATGTTACTTTAACCTGGACTTTACCTGTATTTTGGATTGAATCACAAACTAGCTCTGGAAATACCTCAGTAGAGATAGCAGTAGCACTTGAAGCTAAAAACGTCACTATAGAGGCTCTAGCCTCAGAAATTACTCCTCCTGCTGGCGTGACATTTAGTACGCCTGCAAATAAAGGAGCAGGAATATCAATAGGCTCTTTAGATCCTACTGATAATAGAGGCACCTGGGTAAAATATATCGTAAATGCTAGCGCTGCAACTTCAGCAGACCAATATACTATAAAAGCGGAGGGCGACACCCTTCCGTGATTACTAAAATTGATATTGATGAATGGTCCGATCAAACTAAATATGCCTATGTAGCAGCAATAATCGAAACTGACGGCTGGGTAGGATTAATCTCAACTATTAGAAAAGATAATAATTCTCACAGAATTATAGCGTATGTGGGTCTTACTAATCAAAACATAGAACTCTTACAAAGAGTCGCTACCATAATGGAAGTACCGTATAGAGTAACATTTAATGGAAGAGCTGGTCAAGTTTCAAGAGGAATAATAACCACTAGAAAAGATACATTTCAGTCAGTATGGCGAAGCCCAATCCATATAATTCCATTTCTAGAAAAAATAATCCCATACATGACAGTAAAAAGAGACAGAGCTATAGCTGTTCTAGAATTTGCAAAAGGTAGAATAACCAAAGATGATAAAGTTCACAGAAGATCTAAACTCTACAACTCAAGAGATTTTGAATTAGTTACTTTCTGCAAAAAATCTTATAACGAAGAACTGAAGGTAAAACTACCATGAGTCTGAGAGATTATCTTAAAAAAAGACTAGCCGTAGACTATGCTAAAGCACCAAATAAAATCTATAATCAAAATAATTTAGAATTAAAGTGGAGTGATAAAGAAAAACTCTACATTGGATTTGATGCTAAAGGAGAGGAATGGATAGCAGCTCTTCAATTTACAACTGTTCCTATATTTTCAGTCCCATGCACCAATTTAATTAAGAAAAATGGTATGGAGGTCAAATGTGCAAGTGTTAATTTTCGTCCTATCTGTGATTCTAATTCCATCAAATGTAGAAAATGTAAACAAACCTATACTGGTAAAATCAATATCGATCCTTCTTCCGTTGCATATGATATCTGGAAGAAGTTAGATGTTTAGGAGTTGATCTAAATGGTCGACGGAGGAGAAGTAAAAACCACTTTTATTAGCAAGGCTATAGCCTATATAGCCACAGGCTCAGACGTAGACTTTATCTCATTTACTAATTTAAAAGATAAGATTATAATTCACATAGACGCCACTCTTCTAGTAGATCCCACAGTAATCAAGGTAAAAGAAACCATTAACGGAGTAACTAATCGAAATAGCTCAAAGAAAGATTTTCCTGCTAATTTTGATAATTCACTCCAAGCCTTAATCTATGTGTTAGATGGAGGAGGAGAAGATATCAAAATCACTTTATCTAGTGCTGCTGCTGGCTCTGTAGATATAGGTATAAACCAAAGGAGAGAGACTAGATTATGAGTGTAGCAATTAACGCAAAAGATCGATTAGATGGAGCTAACGAGATTACTGATCTAGGAGGAGATCTTGTAATGTCTAAGGATTTAGATTCAGGTCAAACCCAAACACAAGCAACAACTCCCACTTCCTCTGTATCTGGTCTCTTTCAAAACCCTAATGAAGGTGTTGCAAAGATAACATTTTCAACTATTACAACACCTACAGAAAAAAGTGTTTTAATCATAATAGTGGCTGCTGCAAATGTTATTTCTGTTGCTACTAATTCTACCAAAGATTGGCTCTTAAAAAGAGATACGACAACTATTGACACTTTCTCACTTGTCGCACAAGATTCTAATTCCTTAGAAGCAGATGTGCACATATTTGTTGATGCAAATCCATCTACTGGAACATTTGACTACACTCTAGTAGAAGATGATGCTGCTGCCTTTGGTGCAATAACTGCACAATTATTTTTCATTAAAGGTACAGACACTCACGCAGTAAATGTGGTTACACCTGACACCCACGATACTAAAGAAAGTGGAGTATCTGTAAATTGACAGTAACAAGAGACTCTTTTGATACTTTACTTATGAATGGCTCAGAACAATTCCTCTTTCCTGAAAAGACTGTCCTTCAAAGCTATCAACCAACAATCTTTTTTGATGAACTACAAGGAAATGAAGAAATTATAGTCAAAATTGAGATGAATGATCCTAATATAGCAGCACGTAAAATAACTAGAACTATTAGAGTAGTAGGACCTCAGGATGATCCAGCTCTAGTTTTGAACTGGACAGCCACAGACAAATATAGAGTATCTTGCACTCAATCCACTGAAGGCACATTTAGAACTATAGGTTGGGAGTTACTCAAGGCTTGATATGCCAACTATAGCAACGAGACATAATATTATCCCATTTCAATTATCAGCCGTCTCTAAAACTCTAATCTTCAAGCATGAGATACAAGCTCCAGCTCCAAAAACTGTAGCATTCAAACACACTATTCTAACTTTCGCTCCTAAGACCTTACTCTTCAAGCATACAGTTTTTGGAATAGTCTCCAAAACGCTACTCTTCAAACATGATATAGTCCAAACTGTAGCTAAAACGCTACTCTTCAAACATTCTATAGGCTCAGTAGTCTCAAAATCTCTAATCTTCAAACACACAATATTCGGAGTAGTCTCAAAATCTCTAATCTTCAAACATTTTCTCACTGTTCCTGTAGCTAAAACACTACTCTTCAAACATGTCATTATTGGAGTAGTCTCAAAATCTCTAATCTTCAAACACACTCTTTTAGATATAATCTCTAAAACTATCATATTCAAACACGGAATCACTGGAATAGTCGCCAAAACTATCATATTCAAGCACAGATTAATCCAAGCTGTAGCTAAAAATCTCATATTCAAACACATCATAAACGGAATAATTATTCCTGGAGAGATTATAGATAGACTATTCTCTAGAGATTCACAGAAATTTTTATCTAGTTAGATATCATTACAGGAATAGCTTTGACCTCAGACCTTCAATTAGTTAATGGCCAATTTGGAGATACTATCCAATTTCTAATCTTAAAAGCTGACGGTCAACCTGACGATCTAACTGTTTATCCTACTGTCAAATTCGTACTATCTACTATTGATTTTTCTACAAATATCTTTAATTTAGATGAGAGTGAGCCTGAAATTGATGATACTCTATTCTCTCAAGGGATTCTAGGCTGGATTCCCTCAGCATCTAAGCCAGTACCAACTAACGGAGATTATTGGATTCAAATATTTAGAGAGTCACTAACTCAAAATAAGCCAGTTAGAAAATTCTTTCTTCAAGTAACTAGAGGAGCTACTCAGTAATGGCTGACGATGAGCCAGGGACTCTAGCTAATCTAAAGCATCAACTAGATATCGAGACTGATAATTCTAATGGAAAGTTAATGCAATATCTAGAGGATGGACGGACCTTTATGAACGAACAACTCCAACTAGCAGGCCAACAACCTCTCACAAATCCAACAAAAAGACAACAACAACTAATAGAAAATTTCGCAGCAGGAAAATATACTCTTCTTAACACTAAATCCCACGCTGAAAAGCCTTACAGTTACGCAAGAGCTGACATTAAAACCCACATTAGAAGCTCGCTTCAGAATGTTACTGACGACGGAATCTCTGTAGGGGATGATCAATTCCAATTTACTACTGGAAGTGTACGTCAGGGAAATGGTCTAGGAAATAACTAAATGTCTTATCAAGCTGAAACGCTCAAAAATATCTTATTTGCTCAATGGTCCCTCACAGGCAGGCTAGCTAAAGATGGCACAACAAACACTCCAAGGCCAGTATTTTTCTTCTCAAGAGAACAGCTCGAAGAGAAGATAGAATCAAAAGCAATAGAAGTTATCAAATCTACTCCTCTAGTTACTCAGAGAAATACTGAATTTTACACTAATGAAACTGATGAATTTCTCATTAGAATAATATACAAACTGCAAGGTACCACTAGAGCAGACTGGGATATCTCCGAGTCAGATACGGAATTAATGGAGACCGAGATAGAAACTATTCTCAAAACTGTATTTAATCCTCAAACTGCAACAGGTCTATTTTTCGCTAGTGATCTAACTTGGTCTGATAATGACAAAATTAATCAACCTGATCAAGATCCATATATCGTTAGAGAATTACGCCTGTCATTAACTAGAATAATCTCAAGAAATAACAAAACATTCAATACTTTTGATAGAGGTGTATTTTTTGATTTATCAGAGTCTCTTAACATGGATAACCCTCCTACTACTGATCGTGATTTTGTAGAAGTTTTTGATATTACAGGAACTCAAGGCCATAGGATTCGTGAATTAGATGTTACTTCTAATCTTGATGGAGTTGGTATTCCTCTATTTTATGCAGGAAGATTCTCAGGTCTTATAATAATGAAATCCTATTTTACTGAAGACGATATAGGAAATGATGCTAGTAAAATCAATCAAATCTACAAAAGACAACAAAACGGAGAACTAATAGAAGCTGCAATAGTTCAGACATATTCCAATACTAACAGCAAGCTCTACACAGAAACCACTCTCTGTCTAGTCACTGAGATAAGAAAACCTAGTCCAATGTCCACTCTAAAAACTTGGGAAATTACCGCGAAAATATTAAAACCTACGATAGAAACTATTGCGTAATGACTTTAGGCAGTAAACCAAGGATAGTTAATGCTAACGCTTTTCGAGTTTATCTAACTTCTGTGAGTGCATCTAATCAATACATTATGGCCACTAGAAAAGAGGCAGTATATAGATCAGCCCAAAAGAGACTTGCTACAGGCGCAGGGCCCGTTTATTTTACAATGTTATCTGATGATCGATTATTATTAGAATTTGCTTATACCACTACAGAGCTAGGATCTGGAGGCTCCGACTGGAATACCATGTTACAGAGAAACGCCAACAGTGGAGAAGTCCCTCAAAACAAATTCTTTCTAGTAGGAACTGATAGAAACGCCTCTCCAGGAGTAGCTACTCAAACTATGGAATGTAAGGCCGAAGAATTAAGACTATTTAGTGGCGCTGAAGGTGAAACTATCGCTAAATTATCACTAGTCATTATTGATAACGATCCTGTCATATCCTCTACGATTTGAGCTCTCCTTTTGGTACTATCTACTCTGATAGTGGAGACACCTTCGACGCTCTAAGTTTAGCCTCTCTAAGATTAGAATCCGCTCCTATTCGAGCTGCTGACTGGATAGATCGTAATATGGTAGACTATGCAATTAGAGATATTCTAGATCCTATGAAGAGTCTCGCTAGTAGTAGAAAGCACGCTCAACGCTATATCGACTCGTTACATATTATCAAACTAGGACCTCTTCAACTTGCTTTTGTGATTAACTTTATTCCTGGCCCATTCAATGAACCATTAAACGTATTTCTAGAATTTGGTACGGCACCTCATGATATCTATGGAAATCCTTGGCTAGCGTGGCCTGTTCCTGGAGGAGTCCACATAGGCTATCATCAATTTAAGCCTGTGAAGCATCCTGGTTTTCGTGGCTATAACATGCTAGCGTCCCTTAAAAATTGGGGATTTGTCGATAAATGGGCTGAAAACCTTATCAATGGAGCCACTCATTACCTACAAGAGAATAGCTTTGAATAGATTCTATAAATGCTCAAAATGTGGAAATGTAATAGATATCTTCAAAGATGGACTATTAACTAGAAGAAAGAAACCAGCTTGTAGGAACTGCTGTGATAAGAAACAACTTAAACCTCAAATTATAGATATGAAGAAATTAATTAAAGGTCAAAATGTCTGATTATTCCTCTACTATAGATGGATCAAATAAAATTATTGTACCATTCGAGTTTAAACTAGGAAATCTAGAGCAGCTCCAGAATGTACTAGAACAACTGCACGCAGCAGCAGAAGATCTCCCTCCTGAAGCTAAAGAAGGTATGGAGATTCCACAAAAGGGGGGTAGGGGCACCCCCTCCAAGAAATCTGATCTATCTCCTCTAGCTGAAGGCGATATAGACGCCACAGATGAAGCTACTAGGCAGGCTATCCATGACGATCTCAAAGAACAAGTAGATGATTTAGCAGCAGAGCTAGAGCCTGGAGAAATTGAGAAAAAACTCAAAGGCGCATTAGAAAAACTAGGAGGCGCTGAATTTGGCGTAGGTGAAGGAATGCAGATGCTTATGAATCCTAGAGGCTTTATCATGGGTTTACTGTCAAATCCTGCCGTAGCTGCTGCTCTACTAACTGCTGGATTTGGTATGGCTATGTTAGAAATAGCTATGATGCAATCAGCACCATTAGACAAACATTTCAGAAGAATAGTAACAGATGAATTTATCAAAATGGTTAGGCCACTACAACGAAGACAGACACAAGTAGGCATAGGAAGACAGGTGATATTTACCTCCGAATCTGGATCTACTCAACCTCAGCTAGCTATCAATTCCTATGACGTACTGAGAAGAGGAGAAATTAATCAGATTGAATCATGGCAAATAAGAAAGGGATATAAATGGTAATTCATAATCCTTATTAGGCACACAATAATTCATAATTCATAATCCTTATTAGGCACACAATAATTCATAATTCATAATCCTTATTAGGCACACAATAATTCATAATTCATAATCCTTATTAGGCACACAATAATTCATAATTCAGTAGGTTACGAGCATCCTCTCAAGTCGACTTTAGAGCCACGCTTGGACCTTTTTACAACTATTTTTTAATACTTAATCATTTACTATTTTTTATGGGATTTGAAGCTCGAGAATTTAGAATTTTTAGAAAAACTCTTCCTTCTGATACTTTTGGCTCACTAAGCTCTGCTGATAAACTCACATTTAACGGAAATGCTACTGATAACAACGTAGCTAATGGATGGACCACAGGCTTTAGAATAGGCACACCTAGAGACGTAGCTAAACATGATAACCCAAACGAAAACCTCAGCGAGCAACAAGACACTGGATTAGATGAGTCTGTAACTGAGATTAAAGGTGTAATATCAAGAGCTGACCTAATTTCTAATATTTTTATGAATAATCTCGTAGACTGGAATGAGGAGGATGAAGGTCAAGAATCTACGGATATGCCGTTTGGTAGATTCGCTTTTGATATGGACAGAGCACCTAAACTATCTCAAGCTGCTGACGCCACTAAAGGAATGGAAATGCGTAGTTTAACATTCGATATTCTAGAAGCTGATCCTAACGCTATAGAATTTACCCTAATTCTATCTAAAGGTAAAGGAACATAATGGTAGTAAATGATCGCTATCTCTTAACTCTAGTGCTGAAAGATCATGGCTCTGATTTTGATCTAAAACTATGGCTAGAAGACCTCCAATATGAAGAGACTGGAAACGAAGAAATCTCTAACGCTAGCATAATTCTAAATGGAAAATTTGCTAGATTCTTAAAATCAGGTGTAGTAATCGGAAATAACACATTTCCAAAAATAGAATTTTTTGATAGAATTTACATGCGACTCACAGATCCTAATGGAGTTATCACGGATGATGTACTCCAGGTCCTAAAATTCAAGCCTGATGAATCTGGAGGAACTGGAAATACTCTAACTCTACTTTGTGAACACCAAGGCTTTCATTTCTCTAGAATACAT